GAAGATGCAATTTCTTTTTTCAGATCATCATAAAGCTGTTTCCAGAAATTCATTCGATTACCAAAATTAAAAGAGACAGGACCAACACTGTTGTCTACGTCCTGCCCGTATTTGAACATCATATGTTCTAGCAATTTCAGTTTTGCCATCTTAAAATTGTCTGGATACTGCTCTAATACAGCTGTGATCTCTTCATCGGAAAGTGCAGCTGACATTTCATCCTTTGATACATCAGTATCCGCCAATTCGAACCGCATCTTCATAACATCATTTGTATTGATCTCATCTGGAAAATAGTTATACGTCATTCTCCTCGCCACCTTCCGGCTGTTCTGCTGGTGCTTCGGTTTCTTCTACTGCTTCTGATTCCTGATTAATATCAGTATCAGTGGAAAGATCAGCAAGTCTTGTTTCAACTGCTGCCTTGATTCCTTTTCTCGAATCAATCTCATGTAACAGCTGTAAAACCGGTGCATCTTCCTCTGTCATGGTCGCAATCTCAATTTTTGCCTCTTCCATTGTTTTCTGAATTGTGGCAAAGAACTGTAATAACTGCTGTGCGTTCACTGCAAGCTCGTGCTTAGATTGTAATAAAGGAATTGATAAAGTGTTAGGGTTAACATTTAAATCCTCTGCATACGCTCCATTTACACTCGCTACTTCTGCAATGTGTCCAGACTTCTTTAAAAAAAGAGAGCGTCGTTCATCTACGACACCCTCTGGAATAGTCTCTCCGATCTTATACCGCTTTCCACCAAAGTTTACTGGTTTTAATGCAACATAATTCATATAAAGCACCTCCTACTTGGATACACATCCTGTTAAGAAAGTTGCAAGGTCATCGGAAGTTTTCTTCATATCCGTTGCCATAAGCCCTTCGATGAACTCTGAATGTGATCCTCCTGGTCCATCATACTGTGATGTAGCCATCCATTGACCGTTTCCTAGCATATCCCATGTATAAATATATCCGGCAGATGGTTCTTCAAGATCTACTTCTTTCGGTGCATAAGTTAATAATGCACTGTTATCGTCGAAGACAAATTTCATATCGGCTTTCTGACCGATTTCTGCTGCATTATAAGTTGCATACAGAACTTTTACTTCTTCCAGACCAAGTACCGCCGCAATTACCTGTTCGTTAACAAGTGCTGGATTCGGTGTTGACCCTGAACCTGTAACTCTTTCTAAGAACTGCGGATGATTTTTGATTGCCTTATACGCTCTGTATCCTAAGCATAATTTGTTAGGCATTCTACGTCCGTTTAAAAGGATTTCTTTCTTCATCTCATCAAACTGACCTACGATGTCCGCGTTTGCATCATCAAAATGCACAAACTGTTTAGATGTTGAAGCTGTTGCTTCTCCTGTCTTAACATTTGCCCATGCGTCAGCATTGAAAAACTTGTTTGCAAAGACCATATCAAGGTGCAGATTCATCTGTTCTGAAACCTGTTTTACCTTTGCACGTCTCGGATCAATCGTTGCTGGTGCTCCAGTTCTCTGGTAATCCAGAGCTGTGATGTTATCTACTCCGACGATAATCTGATCTACCTCACATTTGTAAGTATCATCTGAATGAGAGAATACAGCCGGCTCTACTGATCCGAACTTAGGCTTTCTCTTTACCTGGTCTTTCGCGATCTCTTCTTTGTTGAAGATATAGTAGCTTCCAGTGCTTGCATGTACTGGAAGAATTGGAAAGATGCTTGGAGCAACATTCATTCCAGGTGCCTGAAAATAGCTCATTGCCATATTGGTTAAGTAATAGTTTGGTCTCCAGCCTTTCGCAATATCAACTGCGATTGCTGCTGCGTTGTTATGTCCTGTGTTCATTTATTTCATTCCTCCTTTATTTATGCTTCATATCCAGCATGGATGATCGCAACGTTTACGATGTCTCCTTTTGCTGTCGCTGGTGTCAGTGCCATAGCTAAGATGTACTGCCCTGTTGTTGCCTTCTGGCATAATCCCTCTGCATCTACAGCAAGGAAATCTCCAGAATCAAACGCTGCACCAGCGGTCCACATGCCCTGATTTCTGATCTGAACAGTAATATCATCGCCTTTGGATGCTGTTTCATCTCCAAGAAGCACAATTCCTGTTGCTTTCTTTCCGGCTTCAGGGAGTTTCGCTCCATCTTTTGTTAATAAAACTGCTACGGCTGTTTTTAGTTCTGCTCCAGCTGTAACATTGATCACTGGGCTTCCACCAGTTGGATTGTATTCATATGTTCTGTTTGCCATCTTCTCTGTACCTCCTTTCTTATTTATCGAACATTGCTCTTAATTCAGGATCATTCTGCATAACGATATCCTGTGCCTGTGCATCAGTAAGGTTTGGCATAGACTTTTTGATCTCTGCTACCTTTGCGTTCATCTTTGCAACACCTTCTGTATCGTCATTTCCTGTGTGAGCTCCACCAGATTTACCGATTTCCTCAAACAGACCTGATTTCTGAATTACCGCAAGGTTGTTATCCATGGATGCAATGAACTTGTTATAAGCTTCATCGGATGTTGCTTTCATGGATTTCAGAACTGGCACTAAATCCTCTGCTTTTGTTCCTAAGAGTTCATACTTCTTAGCAACTTCTTCTAAGGACTTCTGTTCTGCTTCTTCTGCTCTCTTCTGGATTGGTTCCATGATCTTTGCCATCATGTCAGAAAAGTTCTTAGTAACATCTTCCATTGCGTTACTCATTGCTTTGTTAACTGCTTCCTGAATCTGATCTTCTCCAGCTCCGGAATTAAATCTTTTTTCAGTACTCTCTTTGCTCGCATCAGCCTGTAATACTTTTAATGCTTCTTTCTTTTCTTCTTCTGTCATGTTTGAAATATCAAATGCCATTTCATTCTCCTTTTCTTTTTTTTCTTTGTTAATAGTTTCTGGATCACAAGATTTTTCAATGACTTCTTGCATTTTTGCGATCTCAAAATCATCCGCAACAACAGTATCTTCTTTGTCTGTTGCTGCACGTTCTAATTTGATCCAAGACTTGGATGCATCATCCGAAAATGCCTTAAACTGATCAATGCTCTGTGCGATTGCTGCCTGTTTATCCTCACACTCTTTATCGAGTAAGATTGACACGATCGACTGTTCCAGAGAGTTACAAGCATTCCAGATCTGATCCCTTACGTCATAGATCTTTTTTTCGTTCATTACATCATCAAAGGATGTTGCTTCATCTTCCATGGATTTCCTGACATCCTCTGAATTTACTCCTAGGCTGTCACAAAACGCATTAAAGAATCTCTTGAAAAAGTTTCCCTTCGGCTCTCCTGTACCTCCTCTCTTTTTAATCAGGATATTTGCTTTCTGATCTGCTCCGATATCTACTGCATCGATCTTTTTTACTTCCAGATCTTCCAGCTTTGTCTTTCCTTTTGTTTTCATGTTTCCTCCTTTCTAACGACACTTTTTCGAGTTTTGAACACGAAAATTGCATTTTTGATACAAAAAATAGACCAATTTGCATTTTTTACAAAATGGTCTATTTTCATTTCAGATTTCACTTAATTTTAGAATAAATTTCAGTTTCTCATTTCAGATTTCACTTCCTCAATGATCTTCTGAATCTTTCTTTTATAGTTCTTATTCCCAGTCAGTCTTATGTGGCTTTCCAAGGTCCTTAGATTTCTGGATGTTGGAACTCTTCTACGTTCTACATTCTTCTTAATTGCGATCGCAACTCTTTTATTCCTACAGTGCGTATGGTGCAATTCAAAGCAATCAGGATTGTACACGATCCATTCATCCTGTCGGTGTGATTTCTTAATCTTAAGAATGCGATCATCTCCTAATCTGCAAACATCCAGTCATCCGCTAACATATCAGCTTGGCTCGCTAACCATCCCATCTGTACACCAGACGTGCCGATAAACGCAATTGCTTTATTTCCAATGTCATTGTGATCACAATTAACAATTGTTCCGTCTGCTGCTGTGTACGAAATACATGTTGCAAGCTGAATATACTGGTTCTTTCCGTTCCAACCTATTCTTTTAACTTTAAGGCCACGTTTTAGATATTTAATAGCGTCCCCGAAGCTAAATGTAGCTAATCCTCCAAGTACAGGGCAATTCTCTGGATTTGCTACAATCCATTCGTTGGATAAGATGTTAGAAAGTGTATATTCAACCCTCTGTGTCTCTCTAATATCAAGTAAATCTCCCTGTCCTTTGTCAGTGTCCTTCGGTCTGCACTGCATCATAACCGTTTCTTTCTCTGCATCCCAGAGCCAATATCCGCCCCATGATGGTAGCTTCACTTTTCCTCCGGATTTCATAATTTTGAATGCATCTCTAAATTCCATTATTCGTCCTCCTCAACTTCAATACGTTTCGCTTTGCCCTCGATACTGAACATCGTATAAGTTCCGTCCTTAATCTTTGCCCAGACCTCATCGTCTGTGATGTGGAAACCAACCCACCAGCCTTCAGGCAACGTACCTTCCTCTATACCGAGAGTTTTCATCTTTTCCTTAGTGAATATAATACTCTCGATTAAAACGCCTGCACCGCCTCGCTCGTGCATCTCTCCGGCTTCACGATAGAACTCTACATAGGTATATGCTGTCTGTTCTAGTTCTTCCGGATCAATTAAATCGTTCTGGCGGTCAACCAGCTGATTTCCATTCTCATCGACTGCAATCTTAGCCCATCCAAAGACGTACTGCTTTTCTTCGTCCTTCTTAGTAATATCTACTCGATTCAAGGACTTTCGTATACTGTCCTGTGTCTGTGCTGGGGATCGTATATAATCGTTAAAATATCTCATGCTTCCTCCTTCTTATACAGCCGATCAAAGTCATTCTTACGAACTACATTTAATCGACCGACTGAATCTTTTACAACATAGTCTCCTATTCTTGCAACAAGTCTGCTGCCTTTATATCTTCGTGCATTAAAATAGACCGTGCATCCTATAACGGCTGTTGCTCCGTCTTTCTGTACACGATCTATCATAATTTCTTCGGTATTCATTTTCTTAGCGAACCAGTCAGGGGCGATCATATCAATATCAGCTGTGATCTGCACCGCCTGAACTGTCTGCTCTATTGCTTTGTACTTCATCATTCTTCTTTCTTTGCATATCGTCCAGTTCCATTTGCATAATGGATTCCGTCACAGATTTTCATAGTTACTTCTAACATCCCTAAAGGTTCAAACTGCCTACGAATATTTCTCGGAATTGTCTTATCCTTTAACCATTCATGCATATCGTCCAGTAATTCAAACCATTCTTGTTCGTGTTCTGATACATCCATATCTTGTTTCATTAGCTGATCGAATCTTTCTTTTAATTCAAGATGTTTTTCCATTTTCTAAAGCCTCCATCCAGTGCGATACCTTCTGATAATCTTCAATATTTCCTGATAACATCATTTTATCATAGATCATATTATTCAGCCAGTCATACCTATCTGGTAACGGAACAGAAATAAGCTTCATTGCAAAATCATAATCATTTTTAAATAACCCAGCAACTTTATTTATATTTCTTAAAGCTTCTGTCATATGATCGTACTGTGATTCAAGAATTTGTATATTCTCTTTCTTGCTAATCTCCTGTGCTGCAAACTGTACCGAACCCTCTTCCATGTTCTCATACTGTTTATACATTTTATGATCATATTTTGTAACTGATCTAGCGTGTAACTGTTCATGTAACAAAATATGTGGGGCTGTTTCATGTCTGGTTATAATATCTCCGTTCCACTGGATACCATAAACACCAGAATCATCATCAACTACGACCTTTCCACTCCATGAGCTTTCAAGATCAAGATGTTTGTCTGCAATCTCTGACATTTTATTAGCAAGAGTCTCTATTTCCTCTGTGCTGTACTCTCGCAGTTCATCTTCTTCTGTTTCATACGCTGCGGTCATAGATTTTGAATTGACATACATAACACAGCATTTACACCTCGGATGAAGCGGAGGAAGTAGCTTACCTGGGGCAAATTCTTCGTCCATTCCAACAACTTTTCCGTTCAGTTCTCTACATGTGCTGCATGTATTCTCACTGTCCGTTGCGGACCATTTTTTGTCCTGTGGTGGTAATATACCCTGATCGACAAGATTCTTTGTATGCTGGTATCTGCCATACTCATAGGCAAATGCTCTTTCGGTCTGTGCGATCGTCTTTGCTCTTTCTCTGAGCTGACGTTCTGCATACTTCATCTGCTTGTCTCTTGCCATCTGTTCAATCTTTTCTGGCTTTGTTCTTGGGTGTTTCTTCTCCAACTCTGCCTTGATCGTCTCATAATACTTCATAGCTGCCTGAGTCTGTGGCTTTGTTAAACCAATACAGGGACGGATAAACCTTGCAAGCTCATCTGTTCCCATATGTTTTCTTATTCCGATATCGATCATTGACTGAATTGCATCTTTCTGTACTCTTGTACAATTCGTTACAAGCTCAGCTGTGTGATTTTCCAACCAATCAGATACCGCCCAATGATCTGCATCAAATTTATATCCAATGTCTATTCCTTTGTGCTGGTTTTGATTTTTAGCACCAGCTTTCATTGCTTTAACCATCTCTGGTGCAATCTTATCATGAACCAGTTTTGAATAATCCTGTTGCCATTCTTCTACAGATTTCTTGGAGATCACACCAGCCTGAATAGCTTCTCTGATCTCTTTAAATGTAAAAACCGTCTGCTGATCCTTCCAATACCTGACCAGCAAGCGTGTTAATTCTGGACTGCTGCTATTAAGAAACCTCTCTAATGCTTCTTTCACATCATTTGGCTTCATCGATCCACGCTTCTTAACCTTTCGGAATAGGAACATATAATCAGCTCCTTCCTAATCGTTTCTTGGCTTCCTGTACCTTTCCATCATCTTCGGCAACGTCCTGATTGTCCTCTGGGTGTACATTATTTCCCTGTGATCCAAGATCATTTGTCTGCTGATCTTCTCTGTCAGGATCAATGAATCTTTCATCGTTAGCTACCTTTGGTGGCAAATTACCAGCCTCTCGAACATATGTTTCCAGTTCGTCGTCAGGGATCAATACACCAGTGCCGACCATTGCCTGAATGTACTGTGCTAATTTGTTCATGTCGATCTTTTCAATATCTCCGTGAACCATCTTCGGGTAGTCTGTGATCCCCTT